CTTGCCCTACATATAACATAGCAATGAGTTCTCTCAATGCCTTTGCCCATCCGGGTCTGCTGTCACCAACAGTTATGATAGTAGTGCTGTCCTCAAAGTGTTCATTTACTATGGGTAGCTTGTCTACGTTCTCACGTTCTACAGAGAAGCCAACACCTGTGCCACACATAAGTATATACATACACTCGTCAAATGAACGAGGACTATCTACAGGTATATAACTACAGTTGTAACCACCTACATGACATCTATCCAATGCAGGTCCTGATGTCATCAATGCTCTCATACTAGGCATGACACCTAAGTTCATTATCTGTGTAGATAGTTTTTCTTTTAATGCTTTGGTTAATTCGTAATTGTAATTAGTTTTAAGATGCTCAGTCATATAACTAAAGTATCTGTCTACTGTCTCACCCCAATTCTCTCTTCTTTGGTCATCTTCTTTCCATCTAGCATAGCGAGAGAGTGCTATAAAGTTTTGGTAATCTGTTGGTAGGTAGTTGCTTATCATCTTTTACTCCGTTAGTATTTTAATATGGGATATCTTTACACCCTCTAAATCGTGAAATAACTCACGCATATAATCTTCAAAATCTTCTGTAACATCTCCATCAGAGGGAACAGGGTACTCTTCAGGGTCAACGAGAAGAGTTGCCATGATTTTAACTCTCATCAATAACTCCTATTAACTTATTCAAGTACCATTGTGCTTTCTTTAAATCTTCTACACCATTCTTGTACTTGTATCTCCATAAATACTTAGCTATATTACCTTGTAAATATGATTCAAAGCCATCTCCCAACATAGCTTCTAACGCATCAATACATTCAATGCCTGATTCATTATAGTGTTTAGGATGATTAACCATATCTCCCATTTCAATGTTGTCAGATTGTTTCATGGCTTGTTTCTCTTTCTCTTGTACCAACCTCATCTTCATATACTCCATATGTCTTAGCATTTTTTATTATCGTTATCTGCGTCAAAAGACAATACCACAACATTGTCATGTTTGTCAACTATTTTAAGTTGAGGTTCAGGTTTTTCTTCGTTATGTTCTGCTTCTTTAATAAGCCTTTGTCTTAGGTCTTCATCTTTTTCCATTAGTGGTACAGTTGCACACATTGTCCTACAGAAATCCATAACACCATAGTAATCAGAATCATCTAGTGGGTTATCAGGAGATGTCATTATTGATATGTTTACACCACCTGTCCATCTAAAATGTTTATCCATCTCAGGTCTAACATCTATAATAAAATCTTCAGAGAGTATCCTGCTTTCTATAGTCATTTAACTCTCCTTAACTTATTACCCTTGAACCTTATAAACTTAGGGTGTTTATCTTTACCCTTTTCTTTTAACCAATCTTCAGGTATTATTCTGTCATAGTATCTAAATCCATGCTTGTCACACCATTGACCATAAGAAGACTTAGCACCTTTTTGTAGTTTACTTCTACTATTAGTAAATACAAATCTAATATCTAAATCAGGATGTTGTTTTTTTATGGCTTTATGTTTCTTTCTATCTGCTGATAAAAACCTACCTTTTGTTTCTATTATTATACCATTGTTTAATATAAAGTCAGGGGTATAGGTGCGATAAGTTAAATCTTCCCATTCAATCTTTAGAGTTTCATACTTATACTTCTGCTTTAACTCTGTTAAATAGACTGATATAGTATGCTCTAACCCACTCCTATACCCATGCTTTATAGCATCTCTTCTTATCTTATGAGGAGACAATTAGAAGTTTCGCCACGTTATACCTGTAAAAGGACTATAAGAAGTTTGATAACCCAAGCTCTTTAACTCTTCTTTTACAGCTTCGTCTGCTACTTTTCTAGCTTCCATAGCATCACGCAAACCTGCTGTACGCATTTCACGATATTCCTTTTTAGCTTCTGCTAATTGTTTTTCCATTTCTTCAATATTTTGTTTTAGTTCATCTAGTGATTTACTCATGCTACTCTCCTTTCAATTTTATATATTGAACCATCTTAGGTTCTTTAGCTTGAGACATTTGTGCAGGTAGTTCTTTCAAATCTTCCCAACAAGACTGTCTATATGAACAAAATGTACAATTCTTATTTAAAACCATGTTACCTGTAGGCTTACCTCTAAATGTCTCAGGTTCAGGCTCAAAGCATCGTACTAACTTATCTGATTCAGTAGCCTTTATATTCTTTTTGATTTTGTCAAGCTCTATGTCCATGTCAATGTGAGCAGGAACATATTTAAACTGACCATTAGCCTTGTTGACAACCCACCAACCACCTGCCTTCTTATTAGAAGCCTTTGCGTAACCTGCTAGTTGTCCAACATAACCAAAACTATCTCCTGAATGTAAAGATTCATAGGAATCAAACTTATATTTATATGACCAATCAGATGCAGACTTAATATCATCTACTGCATCATTCATAACTAAATCATATGAACCTGATATAGTAGTTTTTTCGTCAATTTCAAGACTAACTGTATCACTATTTTCAAACTTAACATTAGCTTCTCTTAGTACTGCCTTAAATACTGCTTCAACTATGTCTCCAATCATCATGTTCATCACAAAGGTAGTAGGTTTAGGTAACGCAGTCTCAGGTCTATTCTTCTCAAACCAAAGTTGGCAAGAAGGTCTACCTATATTAGACATACGTAACCTAAACTTATCTTCTCTCTTCGTGTTGAACTGACGATTCAATGCATCTTTAATGTCTGTTGCCACTTGCTCTATATTCTCTTGGCTCATAGCAGACTTGCCACTTGTAGCATTTTCAAGATACTGATGAATCATCATTTCAGCAGGATGGTTCACTAGGCTACCTCTTCCTCAACGTCAACATCAATGAAATCATTAACAATGTCTTTGTCTTCTTGGCTTACAGGAGCTTTAGCTTTCATATCCCATTCATTAAATATATAACTATTGTAGTTATCTATCCATGCCATGAAGTTAATGAAAGTGTTTTGGTCTTCATCTGTTACTTGAACAGTCTTCTGTAAGTCTAAGGAATAGTTAGGTAAGTAAAACTTAGCACCACTAGGCAATGACCTCTCTTCACTGTTTAACTGAATGTAATGCTGAACAGGTAATCTTTTAGTTTGATTAAACTTATTAAAAGGTTCTCCCATTGTCTTGAAAGCATCACGATTATCAATCTCCCATATGAATGGAGTTCTATCGTCTAGAGATACTTTATCTCCCTTCTCGTCTTTAGCATTAGGCATATCAATAAGACCAAAGATTACTCTAACCCTCTTAATCTGCTTAATAACTTCCTGTGTAGCCACAGGCAATGCCTTAAAGTCTTTGATATATCCTGATGGCTTACCACAGTTAAAGCTACCCTGATTATCTTTTAAGTCATTGTTTAGGTTGTCTGCCATAAGTGTCTTGTGATAAACACCCATAGGTTCACCCTTCTTAGCAGACATATTCTTAACAAACCTCTTGTACATAAACCTCTGTACAAAGGGTCTGATTTCAGCAGTTGGAGCATATACAACAGGCATATCAGGTCGTTCTAGTTTAAATGAACCACCCTTAACGACTACTGCTTCTACACTTTCGTTTCCAACCTTCTTCATGCCCATAATATTATTATGATGCAATCTCATTCTTGGTAGAGGATTAGCCTTACTCGTATCAGATGAGCCTGTTTCCCCTGCAATACCCATAGCTTTTGCCATCTCTGCATAGTTATTGGTATCTATCGTAGTTATTTCATTAACCATATGTTTCCTTTCTATCAAAGTTTGTAAGTTATATCACATAACGTCTTTCGTGTCAAGCCAATTATTACCTATTTTTGCTTCTAATAATAATGGTACATTGAACTCTAATGCAAACGCACTATTTATTAAACTAATCATTTTACTATTAACTATTTTAATAACGTGGATTACTTTTTGTATCTCATTAGGATGTATGTCTATGACTATAGAATCATGCACACTATTGACAATACAAGACTTTAGATTGACTAATTCATTCTCTATGTTTACTAGTATAAGAGGAACTATATCAGCAGTAGCAAATGATTGTACGGGATAGTTCTTTATCTGTGTAAAGTGAGACACCTTACCATAAGAGTTTCTTCTAACATCAGGGAATGAGAACTGTCTACCTGATGGTGTAGTTATCTTACTAGTGCTTATAGCTTCTTTAGCCAACTTGGAGTGCCATAATGCGATTCCCTCGTACTTTTCCGTGAAGTGCTTATAATATGTAGCCTGAGCAGGTGTCCTTCCAAACCCTGTTGCTCCGTAGAGGGGTGCAAAGGTATGAGCTTTTGCTTCTTGGCGAGATATCTTCTCACCTGCATCAGTAATAACACTAGCAGTATAACTATGAACGTCAAAACCATCTTCTATCTCCTTCATTGCAGTTTTATCTTGTGATAAGTATGCTGATACTCTGAACTCTAACTGTGCAAAGTCAGCTTCAAGTATCTGTCCACCTTCCCAACGAGATACAAACACTTTCTTAACAGGGAATGTACCACCTCTAGGCATATTCTGCATATTAGGGTCAGCACCACTGAATCTACCTGTTGCAGTCCTATGTTGTAGTAGTCTTACATGAAGTTTACCATCAGGTTTAGTGTGTGTAGTAATACCCTCAACAAAAGATGACAGGTATGTGTCTAAAGCTGATAGTCTTTGTAAGTCAGACAAGAAGTTAACTGCTTCCTGTAAGTTATTCTTCCTAGCAATGCCCTGTAGTGTAGCTAGATTAGTTTTATTAACTGTAAATCCATTAGCACTAACCCATTTAGCAGTAGGAGCAGTAAACTTTAGTCCTGCTACCACTTTCGTAGGTACAAATAAGTAGCCAACAGAATTACAATAATCACATTTGTTGGGTTTAGCATAAGGTATTCCATTTTTCCTAACCTTTCTTACGTAACCTGTGCCTAAACAACCTGCACATTTCTGTGCTTCTGTCTTGTACACAATATCTGATTTATCTTTAACATTCTTTTTGTATTCAGTAACATCCATATATGGTGAGAATGTATTTGCCCATTCAAGTTTATCTTTAGGCTTTCTACTATATATAACCCAAGACATCTGTTCAGGACTATTGAGATTAATACGTGTATCTCCCATTAGTTGTCTTACTTGTATGTTTAATCGTTTCTCTGTTTCTGCTTTCTCTTTCTCAAACTCTTCTCTAACTTCATTTAATTTGTTTACATCAACAGTAAAACCATTCTGATATATCCTAGCTAATGTAACAGACACACGATTAGTTAGTACAACTGTATTCATTAATCCTGCATACTCTACTGTATTTAGTTTCTTGTATATAACATCTGATAACTCTTGTGTTGCTTTTAAGTCAGCAGATAAGTAGTCAGACAACTCTTGCTTTGGTATCTCATCAATAGGTACTTTATTCTTAAAGTATTCTTTCATAGTTTCTTGTTTCTTAGTAGCCAACTCATACCTATTGGCACAGGCTTCAAGTGATAAAGGTTGTTTGTTACCTCTCTGTATAACATACTCGCCTAACATAGTATCAAACACTGCACCATCATACTTTAATCCACATTCCCATAGCCACAGTAAATCATGCACTATATTATGTCCTATAAGTATAGTTGCTTCATCCAATAACTCTTGTACTCCATCAAAGTTATCTCTGAATAAATACTCCTTGCCACTATCAGTTAGACAACCAACCATAACCAATCTATTGTTAGATTCAAATGGGTCAAGATGTAGCTTACCATCTCTGTGTGTAACTGTATTCTCTACATCAAGTGTCAGTTTCATTTAATCTCTCCTTATGTTCAGTGAGATATATAACAGCATTTTTAAGTTTTGTCAAGCTATCTGAAAAACCACCTAACCCTGTATTACAATGATGACATATCCATCCTCTAAAAGTATTAGTGTCATGGCAATGGTCTAGTACCCAACTTTTCATTCTTAGTTGTCCATACTTAGACATTTCCTCAATACTTCTTTCACAGATAGGACATACGTAATCATCAGCAGGTGGTGCATTTTCTCTTCTTAACTTCTTTACTACACTCTTGTGTCCATTCTTACAAGACTTGCAAGTTCTCTTTATCTCTCCTGATTGCATTACACTAAATTGTTCTACAGGTTGCTCAATATCACATTTTATGCAAGTTATATAATTAGAATTATCCTCTTCTTGTTTAATTATATTACCAAATAAATCAGTGTCCATTACTGATACCTAGCAGTCACATAATCCAATTCACAATGTTCAACACCATGCCATCCTGATAACTTATTCTTGACTATATTTAAATGTCTAGCAGGACTTTCTTCTTCCCCACCATCAGGATTCTTAACTGTATCTTTAGCTATGAGAATCATCAAATCTGCTTCGGCTGCTTTACCTGTACGACTACCTTCCATCATAGCCTGATTAAGATATATCTTACCCTCTGCTTCAGCAGATAATTGCGACATATAAAAGATAGCACACTCGTGTTGTTTAGCTATCTGTCTAGCATGAATAGCATTAGCTTTCAGTGCTTCATCTGTCCTTGCAAAGCCACCTGTCCTAGCAAACTTATCTCCCATGTCTAGTACAACTATGTCAGGCTTGTATGCTTTACAGATACTTTCAACCCATGCCATGTCACGATTGGATGCATCCTTGATGTGTATGTTCTTCTTAACAGGCTCATACAATTCTCTTGCCTTACTTGGGTCTTTCTTTATCTGATGCATTGTCATACCTGTAGCTGATGTTAAGTATCTAGCACCAACTCTATGGGCAGACTCTTCGTTACATAGTATGATACACTTAGCACCTTGTTGTGCAAATCCATTAGGACTAGCAATTAATGATGCATGAAAGGATGTCTTACCTGTGTTAGGTCTAGCACCTACTTCAATTAAGTGTCCTGAATTTACACCCTCTACCTTTCTAGTTAGGCAAGGTATATTAAATGTCCATCTAGCTTCCAAGTCATTCCTTTCTAATACTGTTTCAATACTTATGTCATCCCATTCTATCTTTAGATTGGGAGTAAAATCATCAGCATATAGCTCAAGAACATTTCTAAGAGGTTCAAGTGTGGATTTAGTACCATTAACATAGTCAAAGCCAAGATTAGCAATATCTTCGCCAACAACCTGTTGAAACAATTTAGATAATACTTCCTGTGCGATATCACTACCAAGTGGCAACTCCCTTTTTACTTGTTTAAACAAACTAGAGTATGCTTGTTTCTGTGCAGTAGTCATTGATGGATTGTTAGACATAAACAATGCTTCAATCTCATCAGGTGTTACTGTTCTTTCATATCTGTCCATAGCATTATCTATGGCAGTCTTAATCTTTCTTACGTCTTTACTAAACAGTCTATCAGGACACTTAGCACCTCTATGCTCGTTATAGAACTCCTTGTCCATAAGACTTCTTATTAATGATAATTCCATGTTGGTTACTCCTTTGGGGTTATTTCATTTAGTTTATCAAAATCTTCTGCTCTCCTGTATTTTAAATCGTCTGTTACTCGTAGCACTTTTACATCATTCACATAACCTCTTAGTTCTTTTGCAAATGCTAGTGTTTTGGGTACTGCATCAGGGTCTAGTGCTATTATAGCAGTTGAGAATTGTGAAAGGTATCTCTTGTGTGATTCAGCTAATGACGTACCCAACACTGCTACCCCTGCATATACTTCACTGCCTACTGCGATAGCACTAACACAATCCTCAACAACTACTGCCACCCTACCACAACCATAAACAAAAGGCAAGTTATTTTTTCCATACCTTTTCCACTTGGGTAGTTTTTTCCCTAGTGACCTACCTGTTGCATCAACCATTTTACCATCATGTACAATAGGAAACACTATCCTATCTTCTTTAACATCATAGAATATTTCTATATTAGTTATATCAATACCCCACTTTTTACACCATGATAAAACATTAGGTCTGTCCTTGTGTTGTACAACATAATCAGGTAACACAAAATCATTTATGTTATCATCTACAACACTAGGGTCAATGGCATCTCTTATGTCATCCACTGATAAGTGAATACGTGCTGAACCTGATATACTACAAGATATTTTATAACAGTTCCATAGTAACTGACCCATATTATTTGTAGCAGTAAAAGTTTTATAGCCATTACAATTAGGACAATTAAATCTTTTACTCTCTCCTACACTTAACTGTAAGTCACTTACATAATTATATATATTCATGTATAATATACCACTTATATGTTATATAGTTCTTTGTTCGGCACGTTATCTGTGCTTGTATCATACTTTTTTCGCATTGTCAATGCATTTTTTGCAGAGTCCAAAGTATTTTTCATGTAAGGTTTCACAGATTGTGGATTTGCATGACCTGTGACAGACATTATCTGACCCATAGATACACCTGCTTCAACCATTTCTGTTGTACCTGTCCGTCTTAAATCAGCTATTCGTAGCTCATCAGGTAGTCCACAGAGCTTCATAGCTCTTCTAGCTACTATTGATAGCCTAGTCAAGCTATAAGGCTTGTATGCTCCTCTAAGAGCTTTAGGATAAGGTGCAACATACTTTTGAAAATCGTAATCATTCTTCTGTTGTATAAGCATTTCAAGTAAGTCATCACTTATAGGCAGATGAACTGTTGCACCTCTCTTGGATTGCTCTAAGTTTAGTATGCCTTTGTCATAATCTATGCTATCAAACTGTAGTAATCTCATATCTCCTACCCTTTGACACCATTCATATGCCATTTGTACAATTAAACCTAGACTCCTATATTTAAAATCTGCATAACAGAAATCTAATAACTGCATAATCTGTTCTTTTGTCCATGTAACTTTTCTAGGCTTGGTAACTTTACATTTAAATGTAGAGAATGGATTAACTTCTGCATAACCCATCTCCATCCCAAATGAATATACCTTTCTAGATGTAGCACATATATGGTTAGCCATATAAATGCCACGTTTTAGCCATAGTTCATATGACTGTCTAGCTACTGCACCTGTTAACTTATTCACTTTAGTTGTATAAATAAACTTATCATCTATATTAGTGTTCAACATTATGGATAAACAATTTGAATAGTCTACTTTAGTTTTTTCCGTTAACATATTGAAATCACTAGATAAATAATACTTATCTACTAGGCTATTTATATTCATTAATACAACCTTTCATAAACTTCAAACCCAAACTCTTGACAAAATTCTTCTAACGTATCAAGTTTAGGTTTCATTTTATTTTCATATCTAATATTATTCTTTAAACTGTCCAACATATTTTCTAAAGAATGAAACTCACGATAGTTATTTGCAGTATAAACATAATCTCCAATACCATCATAGTCAAATCCCTCTTCATCATATTGCGTTTTAAGTATATATTTTTTCTTATAAGGTGTTGTGTATTTGTTACTAACACCTCTAGGCATTTTTCTCCAATCCAAGTAGTCATGTAACCAATACACCTTACCCATTATAAACCAAGGTAAATCCCACTCATCTGATATCTCGTAGAAATTTTGAAACCAACGTTTAGGATGATTTATCTTTTTCTTTTCATCATCCCAAAAAACATCATACCAACACCAACGTTCTATATCTCCATTCTTGTCATATTTAGGCATACTACACCTCCAATGCTATGTAAATACATAATGCTATAATTAAAAGTTTACCATAATCAAGGTCATACTTTGTACCCTCGCCATATTTTTTATTGAAATCTTTCTCCATAAAATCTTGTATTCTATGCCACATTTTATATCTCCTTTGCTACTTCATTTAGTTGTTCACATAACATCTTTATTATATTGGAATGATAAGTTGTACAACCATCCTTACCTGTTAGCATCATAAATGCATTAGATATCTGTTCTAGTTTAACTCTTTCATCTGATTTTTGTACTTTTGTACCCTCAGTTAAATCTATTGTAGCCATTGTTATTCTCCTTTCTTTCTAAGTTTTTCTAACATATTAATTGTGTTTCTAATAAGGTTGATATTACTTTTTAATTGTTCAAAATACCAACCATCTTTCTTTCTTACTGCTTCTCTTCTTAATTCATCATGTTTATGATAATATAGTTTAGCTAATACTCTTAAAGCAGAACCTATTTCTTTATTGTTTAGCATCAATATATACTCTTAAATGTGTGGATTCATCTCTACTCTGACCATATTCAGTAGCACCTGTACCTCTTAACTCAGGCTTGATGTGTTGTCCACGTACTCGCATCTTATATGTCTTCCTATTGAAGTACTTCTTCATAGTGTCAACAAACTCTTGACCATCTGTGTCGTTAGGTATCTCACTAAAGACATAGCCACATCCTTTAGGTTGACTGTTATAGTATAAGTTTTTCCAATACTCTGCGTTCTTAACCTCTTCCTCATACTTTTCTTTCCATATACCTCTGCCTGTATCTGTGTTGTAGTCTTCTAACAATACTGCATAGGTTTTACGTAACTCCTCATACTTTTTCTTCCATGTATCCTTATCTTCACTATCGTTAACAGATGATATGAAATTATCTTCTGCTAGTTTCTTGTAGTGTTTAACTTGTTTCTCTAACTCTTTACAGTTATCCCACATCACTTGATAGGCTTCCTTAGACACTACAGTTTCATCATGCTCAAGTCGTTGAACAAGACGTTGATTCTCCATTTCAAGTTTTTCATTTTCTTCTTGTAAAAAGTTACGTAACTTCATTGACCTACTCATGGCATTGTCTGTTTCCTCATTCTGTTTAACAAATGCTCTGACCATGTGCTGAAAGTCCATATGTGATATAGGTATGTACCTATCCTCTGCTTCTGAATAGTAATCCTTGTGACCTAAGTCATACATATCATCTGCTAATTTACCTGTGCTAGTTGTTGCTCC